GCTCGGCGTGCGTTGTGCAGGTGAGCCGCTGTTCGCCACTCGGTAACCGTTCCCCGGACCATCGACATCCCGGTTCACTCACCCGCTGTGCTGCCTTGCTGAGCTCGACCTTACAGGCTTTCGCTCGATTGTGCAAGTGTCGCTGTCTTGTCCGTCCCGCCTGCCTTGCGGCTTGCGGTGCGTCCCGTTGTGGCGACGAGCCAAAGACTGCACCACTTGCACAGATCCTGTCAAGCCTTGCAGGTCAGAGCACGTTTCCCGTGGCTCTGAGAGCCGTTCTCAAGGGCTTTCCGGGGCGCGCTGGCCCGTTCCCGCATGCCCTGGGAGATGAGCCGCGAGCGGGCAGCGCAGAGGGGCGCGCGAGGGTAGCACAGCCTGGGATGGGGTGGGGGGTGACCCCCGGTGGACGGGAGCGCTGACCGCCACGTCTTACCGGCCAAGATCGCGCCACGGTTTCAGGGTCGATCAGAGCGGAGGCCGAGGGTGCCGGCCAGGGCCTGGCGGACGTGGCCAGCGGACAGAACCACACCAGGGTTGGCATCGGCGAAGAGACGCAGCATGCCGAGCGGGGAGTCGGAGGGCGGGGGCGTCTCGGCCAGCTCGGCACCAGCGATCTGGAGGGCGAAGCGGAGGTCAGTGTCGTTGTCCATGTGTGCCAGCGTAGGGGGTGGGACTGACAGCCGGCACTGGTTTACCGGGGCGCGACAGCGCCCCCAGGCCGTAAGGTGCACTGCTTCGTGGCGCCCGGCAGGGCGCCCTTGCCGCTTCGCCCCTGACTACTACCTCGCCGTCGCCTCACTTCCTGGTGGCCGCCGCCAGGCGGCCCAGCCTCGAAGCCTCTCTGTGTAAGTGTGACCACCGTCACTGCAAAAGCATCCGGACAAAACCAAGATCAACTCCTACCAGTAAGTAGAAGGCGAAGTTCGTAAGTGAGAAGTAGAAGGCTTGAGGCCCTGTCGGGCCTCGCTTACCGAAGCTCCTTACTACTTACGTCTTACCGAAGACTCCCTCGGGTTGACAGCTTCGGACAGCTACCTCTTCAGGTAGGACGTCACCGAGGGTTCAACGTTCCATGTCGGAGGTGATCACGTTGCCGAACTGGGAAGGGTCGGACAGGCGCTCGCGCCTTCCGGCTGACTGGTCCAAGATTCGGCTCCGGGTTCTGCGCCGAGACGCAGGGCGGTGTACCGCGCTGGATGAAGCGGGTGCACGCTGCGTCGAGGTTGCGACCGATGTGGACCACATCAAGCCGGGCGACGACCACAGCATGGGGAACCTACGCTCCCTGTGTTCGTGGCATCACCGGAAGAAGAGTGGAGCTGAGGGTGCTGCGGCGCAACGCGCCAAGCGACGTGCGATCGAGAAGAAGTTCCGACGCACCGAGCAGCACCCCGGCCTCCTGTAAGACCCGCGCTCCAGGTTCCTCCCAACCTGTAGAGCGTGTGCGCCCCCGAGCCCTCCTCTCCTCGGGTGAGGCGCCGGCCCCTGGCTCACCACCAGGGGCCCGAGACTTCTTCGGCTCGAAGGTGATGACAACGTCACGCGAACCGGAGGCCAGATGGCAGTGATGGCGGCAGCACTGACACAACCAACTCGCCCGCCCGTGCTTACCGAGCCGCACGCTACAACGCTCGGCAGTCGACGAAGGGATCACGCTCTCAGTGCCTCAGTTCAAGCATGTCAACAAGACCTCCTCTGGCGCGACCCAGTACGCGGAGGCGTTCACGAACACCGGCAAGAAGCCGGTCACGGTGACCGTCTCGGCCGATCCGGGGCCCGGTGGATACGGTCCGGTCAAGGTGGCCATCGGCCCTGGCGACAACACGCGGACCGACTTCTGGCAGCTTGTCGTGGCGAGCGGAATGCCTCAGCCGATCGAGGTCGAGCTCGGAGCTGGTGAGGGCCTGTACTACCTCGGCGACTTCTCGACGAACCTGCTCATCCAGGACTGACCAAGGAGGTGCCGGGTGACCGGGTTCGAGATCGCCTGGGCCGCATGGGCTGGCGCCTTTGTCGTAATCGAGGGCATCGCCCTGAAGCGCAAGCAGCCGGGCGACACGCTCTCCGAGCAGGTCTGGCGGATCTTCGGCACTCGACGTGACATCGAGTATCCGAAGGGCCAGCCGAACGGCCTGCTCCGACTTCGACGCTTCGCCCTCCTGGCATTCCTCGCCTGGCTCGTCGTCCACTTCATGACGGGCGGCCTGGTGTGAACGTCCTCTACTTCACCTCCCCGCACTGTCGGCCCTGTCGCTCGTTCGGCCCGCTCCTGAAGGGCGAGCTGGCTGAGCTCGGGGTCGAGGCGGAGGTGGTCGACATCAGCATCCCTGACGGCCTGGAGAAGGCCGGCTCCCACGACGTGTCGAGTACACCGACCGTCGTCATCAAACGGTACGGCGAGGAGATCAGCCGCTTCACTGGCGCACTCCTCGGAGATTCACTGAAGGACGCGCTCAGCGTCCTCCGATGAAGGGAGGTGACCGGTGGGCGCTCGCGGCCCCGTACCGAATCGTGAATCAGACCTCGCGCGCCCCCGGTCGCGAAAAGGGTCTGAGGAGCAAGAGACCAAGAAGGGCCAGATGCGGAAGGTCACGGTCCCTCGACCTGACCCCGACTGGCACCCCATCGCCACGAAGCTCTACAACTCGCTGAAGACGTCCGGCCAAGCCGACTTCTACCAGAACAGCGACTGGGCTCTGGCGTACGCCCTGTGCGATGACCTGTCCCACTACAAGAAGTCGGGCAAGCGGTCGGCACAGATGGCGCAGACCCTGTACTCCGCCTTCGGCAACCTCCTGGTGACCGAGGGCGATCGGCGCCGTGTGCGCATCGAACTGCAAGAGCCCGAGGAGGAGACCACTCCGGCCTCCGTCCTCGCCATCGCGGACTACCGACAGGAGCTCGGGCTCTCCGACTGAGGAGGTAAGCCTTGGCTCCGAAGCAGGCTGAGCTCACAGCCGAAGAGATCGAACAGCTCCCTCCTACGTTCCTCGGTCCCACCTGGCAGAAGGACAGCCTGGGCGCATGGCTTCTTCCGAAGCGCACCCTGGGTTGGCAGATCGTCGGGTGGTGTGCGGAGTACCTGCAAGCGGAGAACGGCGGCCCATGGAAATTCACCATGGAGCAGCTTCGCTTCGTTCTGCACTGGTACGCCGTTGACGAGCACGGGCGGTTCATCAACCGCAAGGGTGTCCTTCAGCGCATGAAGGGCTGGGGCAAGGACCCGCTCCTCGCGGTGCTCTGCATGGTCGAGCTGGTTGGGCCGTCGCGCTTCTCCCATTGGGAGGCCGGCGAGCCGGTAGGCATTCCTCACCCGCGTGCGTGGGTGCAGGTAACCGCGGTGAACCAGTCGCAGACGACGAACACGATGGCCCTGATCCCGTCGCTCATGACGGATCACTTCAAGGCGAAGTACAACGTCAAGGACGGCGCGGTCCTCATCCGCGCCAACGGCGGCAAGGCTCGCCTTGAAGCAGTGACTTCCTCGTACCGTGCGCTCGAAGGTAAGCGAACGACCTTCACCCTGCTCAACGAGACCCATCACTGGGTGAGCGGGAACAACGGCCACAAGATGTACGAGACGATCGACGGTAACGCGACCAAGCAGGACAGCCGTTACCTGGCGATCACCAACGCTTACCTCCCCGGCGAAGACTCTGTCGCCGAGCGGATGCGCGAGTCGTTCAACAAGATCCTCGAAGGCCGCATGGCGGACATCGGGTTCATGTACGACTCGATCGAGGCTCACGCCAAGACCCCGCTGACGGCGCTTGCGCTGCGCATCGTCATCCCGAAAATTCGGGGCGACGCGGTCTGGCTGAACGTCGACTCGATCATCCAGTCCGTGATGGACGCGACGATCGCGCCTTCGCGCTCGCGTCGTATGTGGCTGAACCAGATCGTCGCCGAGGAAGACGCGATCTACGGGCCGGCCGAGTGGGACACGCTGCTCGACGAGAACAAGACGCTGAAGCCGAACGACGAGATCGTCCTGGGCTTCGATGGCGGCAAGAGTTCGGATGCAACTGCGCTGATCGCGCTGCGCGTTCGGGACATGTGCGCCTTCGTGCTCGGCGTCTGGGAGAAGCCGGACGGCCCGCAGGGCGAGGACTGGACAGTGCCTCGCTCGGAGGTCGACTCCGAGGTGCATGAGGCGTTCCGCCTCTTCGACGTGAAGGCGTTCTTCGCCGACGTCGCCCTGTGGG